TCTTGTTGTGTTAGGTTAGCCATTTCTGCTGAAACTGCTGTGTCAACTGCTGTTGCAATTGCGTTACCCATAATGCGTGACATATTTTCTACATCAATTCCACCCAAGTCACGTAATACTGTACGTGCTGCAATTAAGTCTAGTGCAATTGTTTTCTTTGTGTCAGTTGGTAGTTTTGCGTCAAAGTCTACACCTTCTGATGCTTCTGATGTAATTGTTTGCGCTGCAACTGAGCCCATTACAGCAACTTGTGCTGATGCTGAACCTGCTGGTACGTCAACCATAGGAACTAGTGCTCCTGGTAAGTATAGTGATGCTTCCTGTGCTGCAAATACTGTTGCTGCTTGTACTGGAACCACCATTGCGTCAAGGTTTAACCCTGAACCATATGCTTCATTAGCCATTTTAAATTATCCTTATATTATAGTTTACCCTCAGCCTTCATCTTGGTATAGATTGCTCTGTGCTGTGGGTTATTCATATCAAGTTGTGATAAATCAAACTCTGTTTGATTCACTGTGTCTGTGTTGCCTTTACTGCCTGATCCACTTGGACCTGCAGCTTTGAAATATTGGTTACTTGCTAAAAACTCATCAACTAAATTATCAACAGTCATTGGGTCAGCATTATCTGTATACCTTGGTTGTCCATCTTTATCTGTAACAACCACTTGACCATTGTTGTCTAGCTTTAGTGAGCTACGCAATAGTTGAGCTACATGCTCAGGGCTTAGGGCTTTGGCTTTACTACTTGCATTAATGAGTGCACCATCAATTTTTATAGTTTCAAGTTCATTACGCAAGGATGTGATTTCACTTTCACTTTTCTCACGTTGTTTCTTGAGTAAACCATCAAAGTCCTGCTTCTTGATCATTTGCTCTTCCTCAACTTGCTCTTTCAAGCCTTTGAGTGCTTGGTATTCACTTACGTCAACACCTTCATATTTCTTGTTGACTTGTGCAACACGTTTGCCAATCAGTTCATTCACTTCTTCTTGTGAGAACATCTTGGTCTCAACCTGGGATTCATTTGTTTGGCCTGCTTCAGTTGCCCCAGTGTCAACTTCATCAGTAATACCATGAGTTTCAGTGGTCATGTCCATATCCTTTTTAGTTAGGGTTTCATCACACTATGGTGTGACACTTATATCTTTATTTAGTCTTCCTCTACTGGCACCCAGAAGTGCATACAGTTATAGCCTCCTCTGACAACAAATGGATCACCTGGCTCCTTGCCTGCCCAATGACTGCCATCCCAGAGGTCATATATTTCATCTTTTGTCATAGTCTCACCATCCAAACCCATACAAAATGGTCTTGATTTGTCTGTTGTTCCTCCAGCATATTCAAAACGTTCAATGCCTGCACGTTCTGCTCTGCCTGCTGTAAATGCTGCATCAAACTTCATTACAGTATCCTGTACACTTTTGGTGGTTAGATCTCTTAAACTTGCAGTTGTATTGATGCCCACAAGTCTATCTCTAATTACTCTAGTTGCGTCAGCAACTTCATTTTGTGTAGCCTTGTTGCTTCTCACAAGTTTTTTAAGTTTGCGTTGTGTTTTACGCACCAGTGGATCATTGCTTTCCATAAACACACCACTGATTCTACCACGCACCTGATTTACAATCATTTCACGTGCCATGCCTGCTGCTGTTCCCAACACAATAACTTCCATGATGTTTTCCATTCCACCATCCAGTGTGCCTGCTACAGTTCTACCAGTTTGATCAGCCAATGCACTGCTGGCACTGTCATCTGCAATTGTGACTGGAAGGCTACTTTGTGCCACAGTGTCAGCTGCAAGTTCACTCACAGGTTTTACACTGTCAACTATCTGTGCTTTGCTGTTTTCAAATGCTTGTGTTAAGGGTGATCTGATCTCTTGTGGATTTACGCCACTTGCAACCAGTTCAGCAATTCTGTTTTCCAAACTTTTAATGTCATCAAACACACCATCCTTTATGTCTTGCATGACGTTTTCAATCACACGTTCATGTTTAGCTGCATTGTAGGCCATTTACTGTGTGCCTACCTCAACATAACCAATTGAAAGTAAACTTACTCTTTCATCCACACTGGTTGCTGTTACACTGTCACCTGTTCTTGGTAATACCATTACTACTGGTTCAAATGTTTTTGCATCCATCTCTTGTAGGATCTCACTTTGTATTTCTGCATCATCCACTGTTAGTGCAACAATTTGTCTGTCCACTTCACGCTGGAATGCGTCTGTGCTTACGCCACTTGACCTTGCTTTCATTAGGAAGTCCAGTTCAAGATGTTCATCACGCATGTCAAAACTTTCTGGATAATCAATGTGGAAGTCTTCTGGTTTGTTTAGTGCTTGCCAATCTAACCAAATATGCCACATCTGTAGTTCTGTTTCCTTGAGTGTATCACTCATGTCACTCAGTTTAGCATTCAACATCTGGCGTTCAGTTTGTAGTGCAACGCCACTCATTGGTGCACCAGTTGTTGCTTGTATTGCACTGGTGTGAGTCATACGTTGTATAGCTTCTACAGATTTTTCAATTGTTTTAAGGATACCATCAATTGTGCTGCTGTTGGGTTGTAGCAAATATGGTTTTAGACCTGGCTCCATGTCTTCCTGTATACTTACAATACCACCTGCGCCTGCATTTGCATCTGTTGCTGGTGTTTTTACAAGTGTTGGGTGGCTGCTGATTCTGATAGTTTGCTCAATTTCTGAAAGGCAGTTATAGATCATTTTCTGTTGGTTGGCTACATCTGCAACCAAACTTACGCCCACACCTTTGGTTGGTGATTTAAGTGGAGCATGAAATACAAATGGCACATAGCCCAGTGGATTTTCATATTCTTCATAACCAGTAATTTCTGTCAATGCACCCTGGCTATCTTTGCCCACAGTGTATTTGCAAATCTTGTCAGTATACCAACAGGTATAACACACGTATTCATTGTTCTCACTCTCACGCACTTTTAAATAATGAAGGATTGGCTTACCAGCAATGTTACGCTCATAATACCAGTCCAATACATTTTGTGGTGTATAGGTTGTTGCATAGGCTCTAATGCCCAGTGCAATTTCTTCTGCTTGTGTTTCAACTTTGTATGACGCTTTGTCTACAAGGATCCAACATGCTCCTGTAACCATAGCCAAATCATTGGCAGTTTTTAAGAAACTATCCATTGATTGACCTTCCTGGTCAGTGTCCATCATCCACTCATTTACAAGTGGATTATTTATTAACAGTCCTAGCTCTCTTTTGGGTAATGTCCTGAATAAAAAACTTCTGTATATATCAATTGTTGTTTGCACATGGTTGTCCAGTGGTGTACTGTTCAGTCTTTTACCATACTGATCACCTGGAGCACCTTCTTCACCAATATACTTGGTTAAATAATTACCATGCTTGTATACTTCACCACCCATATAACTTTGGTAATGGTAGTTAGCCACCTTGGCCACATCCTTATATTTTGGGTGAACTTCTTCTAATTTTGCTAATGTTAACATGTCTTGTTCTTCCTATAGGTTTGAACTGGGTCTCAAATACTGATCAGGTATTATGTTTATTTATTCTAATAATGACCAAACAGTTCAGGGCCTTTGTGCTCTTGCACTGGGCGTTTAATTGGATTGATCCAGTGGACCAAATAACCCAATGCATCATTAAAGTGATCTAAGTCACTACTTTTGTCTGGAACTTGTGTTCCTTCTTTGTATGTTTGTTTGCTTACGCAATTGATCAAGTTTTTACACTTGGGCTCTACTGTTAGCCTTACATCACCAGTTGCAGATAGTAGACTTGCATTCATTGCTGCTATTCTATCTTTGACTGGTGGGTTTACGCCTTTTGCTTTTATAGTGAAGCCAGCTTGCCTCAGGATATTATGATCACTGGTATTACTGCTAGTCTTACGTGCCTGTCCACTGGCATCAGGGTAAACCCACAACCTATTGTTTGGGTATCTATGTTTTAGTTCATCTGCCATCTCATATGTGTTTGAACCATCCATTTTAATTTCATCAATTACGTGTATTTCATTTCCTGTAACTCTACAGATTGCTGCAACAAGAGGAGTCACATTAAAATCCATAG